TCCGAGCATAGGACGACGCCACAGAGGGTTCTGAAGACACAAAGACCACTTTACCTGTAGGCGACGCATCATCTCTTTCAGGATACTCTTCTTCGACTCCTTCAAATCCTTCTTTCTCAAAGTCTATCTCCTCGTTGGTGCCACGGTACAAGTATTCAGGTAGCTCATCGAGATACTCCTCCAGTGCTCGTTCATTAAGAGCCTGTTTAAGAAGCTCTATAGCTTCTTCTTCACTAAGCTCTCCATTAGAACGATCAACGATCTTCGAAGCTATCGCTTCAATAATTTCAGTCTGTATAAACTCTTCTTCACTTAGAGCATCAATGTTCTGAGACGTCATAGACTTCGCGTGTTTCTCTTGAAGAGGATCGTTTCTCATCTCTCTTAACTTTTGCTTTGTTGCATACTCACCAAAAAAGTTAGCGTCTTCACCCTCGTCTACTGGCAAGTCTTTATAGTACTGATGAATAACATGAAGTATTTGAGGAAGATAATCGTCATAGATTTTTAGAGCTTGTTTATTTGTCATTTATTCACACTCGCTATGAACTGCTCTACTCTAAGATTGTCATCAAGATGGTTGAAAATACTATCGTCACGATACGGCGAGTCTATATTGTCAACAGTACTTATCCTTATAGATGTGTTATTATTCGTGATAGTCATCTCTAAAGGCTGATGAGCTAAATTCGCTGCCTTAAGCAACATCGCAGTGAGAAACTCAACAGACCATTCTTGCTTGCTTAAGAGTCTCAGCGCTTTACGAGTCTTATGTCGTTCAACGTAGATATCCCAAGCCTGTCGAATAAAAGACGGCTGTTTAATTTTCTTCTTTCTCATACTTACATTCCTTGTTTCGGTGCGCTTTCTTCACCAATTACGTTCCACAGAGCGTAACGCAATGCAGGAAGAATATCTGGGTGGTACACTTTCATGTCTACCTCCGGATATATCTGACCATTCGGGCCTCTTCTAAGGACTGTTTTTTCACACTCATTAGCTGTTTTCCCATCCTTTATAAGAAGGAGTCCAGCTGTCCTGAGAAGGTCACGAATCTTATCAAACATTATCGTCTTGCCTGTCTTATGCGCATTCTGTATATTCAGACGTAGATCAGGATAGTCATCAAGACGTATGTTCATATTGAAATGGTCAGATATTTTCTGGTCGCTGTCATCGGCGTCCCACAAGATTCTTTTGTTAGCTTCTTTGGGACTAAGCGTTGGAAAGAACTCCAAGGCTCTACCCCACGCATACTTAACCTGACCTTCAAGATGCTGCAGCTGAGAGATGGTCCTGTCTTTGATGTCAAGACGACTGAACTTATCTTCATGGAATACATAGCCACGACGTCCAGCTGTATCCCAAGCGATGCCTACTAGTGCATCAGAGTCAGATACACCGTAGTCAATACCAAACAGAACCATATCGATATTATAGTTAGGATAAACTTCTCTTGGATCGTATGTATGGAACTCAGGATACAGCAGAAGGTCTTCGTCGTATATCCATTCACCACCATACTCTCGGCGTGCATACACAGAGTTCATGTCCAAGCCCATTTCAGCGAGTTCATTCAATACATAAGCTTCTTTTGCTTCAGGGTCAACAGGGAATGGATTATCCTTATAAGTCCAGAAGTAGTGAGGCACGCTCCAATTCTTCCATGCATATTCACCGTACGTACCTTTTATACGTGGGGGAGTACCTGCACAGATAAACTTATATTCAGTCGCGTAGTCCATTTGCATTGGACGAAGGACTTCCTTTATAAGGTAATCAAGGAGGTTGTCCTTCAGCGCGAAGAATTCGTCAACAACGATGATCTTGGCTCCAAAACCAAGAATCTTGTCTGGGTCTTGAGTGTTACTTAGACCACAGATGTGTATACGACTGCCGTTATCAAGACGTCGCCAATTGAGGCGCTTGCCTCTTTTGTCTCTCAGCTTACACTTATCAATAATTTTATTGGCTGCGCTTTCGAAGATGTACTCAGTGTTTTCCATCGTCTGGCCAATGTATAGTACAGTCGTATTTGACTGCCTAAGAGCCTCTATGAAACAAGCTGCTGTCAACAAATGACTTTTACCTGCTCGTCGAGAACAACAAATGAGCTTTGTACCAGAGCCAGAGTTCAATACTTCAAGCTGTTTATCAAACAGCGTGTGTATAATCTGGTACACGTTATAGGCATTGTCATAATCAAGGTCGACTGTTTTAGACTCACCAGGCCGACCATCAACACGGTCCATTAGATAGATAAGCATACGAGTGTCACCTTTGACTGTAGCTCTCGTGTATGCTGTACGTATAAGATGGTCTTTTCTCTTTTCACCATCCTTAAATGCCGTGTATGCAAACTCATTAACCTGGTCTAACATTCTCTGCGCGTAAGCTACGCGGTTATCGAGAAGCTTTGCCATGTTACGACTGAGAACTCTTTTGCCTTCAGTCGTGGTTATTACACCTTCAAGAGAACCTGCGGCTTGTATTTCAAGCCACTGTTGTAGAGATCCTTCAGCTTCACGTATAGCTTTATCAGGGTCTTTCTGCACGTACTGTTGTAATGTGAGACCTGCTGCTTGAGACTTCGCGTAGATGGAGTCTGTATCAGGAGTTATCATCAGCTCTTGATAATAGCCATCTACGTCTCCCTCAAGGAAAGCTTTAACGGTTGCAGTTAAAGACTGGCCTGATGTTGAGTCCTCAATAATGTCTTCATCGTCTTCATACAATGACATTAACGCCTTCCACATCTTTCAGTATAGCGATTAGTTGACTAACTTTGTCTTTGTCAACCTCAACACCTATGATTACTTTATTAGGTTTACTCTCAGTCTTGGTTTTTACCTTTACTGCTTTCGCTGTAGACTTCATGACAATAGGGGCCTTATAGCCAATAACAGGCGCTGCAAACTTCACTACGCCTGCTTTGTTAATCTTGCCACAAGTAGACATCATCTGAAGACAAGCTTTAATCGCGTCTTCTTCAGTGTCAGCTTCGATCAAAATCACTGGGAATAACTGATCGAGGATATCCGGGTTTTCAAGAGCGAGATGCTCTAAAGCTGCTTTACGGCCGTGACCATCTAAGACCTTTAACACGCCTTCACTATTGCGCCAGACACTAAAAGGTTGTAGTAGACCATCTTCCAAAAGACTCTGACCAAGATCACGTACATCTTGTTCAGATCGCTTCTTGCTTTCTCCCTGGAAAGCGATCAGTTCAGTAAGCGACGCGGTATTACCGGTATCGCTGCATTTGATCTGTATCATGACAACTCCGCTACTATTTCTCGTACTGTGTCTAACAGTATTTTATTTTCTCTGAGTATTTCTCTCAGTAGATTCTTGTTGTGTAAGAGATTAAAAACCTTGAGATCAAATCGAGGTTTAAGATATTTACGTATATCATCAGGATGATAAAGAAGCCGTGGCTTGCCGTTCCTATGGTTCGTAGGTGCAACTGTCCAGTTCTGGATATTGTTTGCGTATATGACGTTACGAATGTATTTATCCGTATATCCAAACAGGTTTGCTATACGCTGCGTGGACATACATTCAGCGTTCCTTCGCTGAATCTCTTCTTGCGTCATGTTTGCTCTGATATTCTTCTCTGTCATAGTACCATTATACTTTACAACGTCTAATTTATGAATGTACTAATTACAGTAAATTTTGCCACGACCATCATATAGCAACAGCTGTAAACACCGGTCGGCATATTTTCCTTGTGAATGTACTAAGTGGATTTTATTCCTTATTTCCTTTTCCTTTAGGTAACCCTATGGTATTACGACATGCCAGAGGATTGTTTACTTAGGTTAATTTTTATGGTATTTTTTTACTTAGTATATTCACAAGGAAATCGATGTTTTACGGCGATTAAGTCGATAACCTATAAACACGCGACACGTAAAGTTACACTCGTTGTAAGAGCCTGAGGCCGCAAGGCCGAAGGCAGGACCACTGCTCCATGATATATGATGATCCGTACGTGATCAGAGTGAAGCGCTGAAGTGTACGTGACCAGAGTGAAGCGCTGAAGTGTGCGTGACCAGAGTGAAGCGCTGAAGTGTGCGCTGTGAAGTGTACGTGACAAGAGAGACGCGCCGCTTTGAGCTGTAAGCAACTGCTTTGGGTTGTGAGACCAGTCACGTGGAAAAATTTTTCCGTGTCTCCTTTTGTATTCTTTCGCCCAGTATATCCCACATATCAAGTATAATGAACCTAGATTGAAGGAAAGGAGGCGAGCAAGCAAAGGTGAGTGGGAGATAATCCTCTCCCCGAAGGGTTCTTTGACATATGCACGACATTCCGTGTCAGCAAAATAGTTGTTCAACGGACCAATAGACTATTGGTCCGTGAATATATAAGTCGAAGTCATACCAAGTTCGACATGGGCCGTAGGCCTGCACTCGAACAGTGTCAATGCTCGGCTGGAGACAACTATGGCAAAGGGAAAGAAGTATTCTGAATGGACAGCGGAAGAGAAGGCAGAAAATCGTGCCAAGCGCAAGGCCATGTACGACAAGCGCCGCGAGGAAACAATCGAGAACTTCAAAAAACTCGAAAAGGAACTTGTCGCTCTTAAGGCCGGCCCGAAAGTCATGGACCTCTTGACGAAAATCAAACAGGGTTCAGGATTTGAGAAAGGCCCGCGTATGGGAAGTCGCGAAGGTTACCTGGTCCAGATGTTCGGGACCGAAGAGCCGAAAATCGGTCAGACTGTTTCCTATCTGTTCATTGGAGTTCGTGGACCTCAAGGCGAACGAATGAACGAGAACGAAACTCTGGGCGAGTTCGTGAAGCGGACCGGCGACGCCGACTATAAGTACGATGCCAACTCAATTGCTTCAATTGTCTGGTACCTCAAGAAAAAAGGTTACCAACTCGAAAATGACAGGGCATCTGCTACCGTCAAATACCTCGGCTTCGAAGCCGTCGAAGAGAAATAAGAGAAAAGCCTCGGGCGAAAGCCCGAGGCTTTTTTCGTTATATAACAAAAGGAGTATGCAATGTGCAAGTTTTTCAGTTTTGTAGGGGATGGGTACGGGAACTTCTTGTATTCGGACTGGAATACACGGAAAGAGAACACGACAGAAGACCATGATTCACATACAACAATCCTTACAAGGAACAAAGTTCCTCCCCGTCTACAGGACAGATGGTCAAAGTATGAATACAATCCGATTACAAAGGAATTCGCCGTTGACCAAGGTGTAGATGGACATGACCACGAAGCGGCAGAGAATTGGGTACGACACCTGAACTTCAAGAATGTAGTGGAACCTCTCGTAATCAAGAAAATACGGAATCCACTTACAGGAAAAGCAAAGAATGTAAGTGAAAAAGAGATTGCCCTACTTGAGGAATGGATAAAGGTATGGTATTCGGTCAGGGATTCGGTCGGGGATTCGACCGGGAATTCGGTCTGGTCTTTGGTCGGGGATTCGGTCGGGGCTTTGATCTGGGATTCGGTCGGGCATTCAGTCTGGGATTCAGTCTGGGATTCAGTCTGGGATTCAGTCTGGGATTCAGTCTGGGATTCAGTCTGGGCTTCGGTCTGGGCATATATAAGTAGTTTTTTCAAAATACAGTATGAGCATGATTTTTCTTCAGCAGTAAATCTATGGAACTCAGGGTTCGTGTCGAGCTTCGATGGGGAAACATGGAGACTTCATTCTGGGAAGACTGCAGAAATTGTATATGAAAGGAGGAGAACATGAGTCAGCAGATAATGATAATGAAATGATGGGCTTCGAAGCTGTCGAAGAGAAATAAGGGAAAAAGCCTCGGGCAAAAGCTCGAGGCTTTTCTCGTTATATAACAAGGGGTGTACAATGGCAGAACTAAACAGAAGACTTCGCTCAGGATGGATATTGATGGGATATGAGATGGATAGCAATAACAACGAGCATTTCTACCTGCAACGCGGTAAACATGCTTGTGAAATTGAACTCAAGCCGAATGGCTATGGATATATACATACAAACACTAAAACAGTGAGGATATAATATGGATGACAGAATGAAGAGCATGCTCGACGCATCGTCGCTTGGCATTACTCTGATAACAATCTCAACACAGTTGAGCGAGGTGACACTCAAATAAAGGAGATGACATGAAAATGGTGATAGTCTCACGGTGGAATAGAGCCACCCGAAAAACGGAATATCTGGTTATGAAGGGCTTGCTTTTAATAGCAAGGCGTGACTCGAAATACGAAGCTGAGAAAGTCAAGAGGTCCCTCGAACGAGCCTTTGACCCTTGGATGAACTCAGCAAAAGGAACAAATGCATGGCTTACAGCACCGACACGACTATAACAGTAAAGCATTCTTGTGGCCATACAGCCACGTACAAGGCAAGAGGCAATCTCGATCCAAAAAAGATTGAGATTGCTTTGAAACACATTGGACCAACAATATGCCCAGTTTGTGAGGTAAGGAGGAAACATGAGTTACAAGAAACGTGAGCTCAGGCTCTACAAGAACGGTTTCAGTGACCTTGCTAAAGCAGTCATACGTCAGTGGAATACTGACGGTAGACCTCGCAGTGACGAAGAGGGTGCTAAAGCATGGAGTTCAATACTCAAGGAACATCATAAGAATATCGGTGGCGCTGTGCGTCATGGAAAGATAGTAAAATGACATACACTGGAGAAATATATGAAGTACTATGGAAAGAATATTTCGGGCATTCAACGAACTACTTGGTTAGTTAAAACTTTTTGGTTGAGACAGTTCGGATCGACCAAAGAGCGATTTATCGATCCGGAAACTGGTTGTGAAATAGAAAACGGGATTCCTATTGAAAGCATTCGGGATGAAGCCGGATGGTTATGGGCGATGGCAACACAAAACTGTAACGGAAAGTTCCGAATCAACAAGGACTTCATCAATCAATGCGTTTTCAATGAAATCGCAACCGACGAGGAGATTCAAGAAGTGGCTTACTTGCAATCTCTTGAAGATGTTATTCCTTGTTAATGAAGCAATTACATTGTGGAATAATCAACAATAACGCCCGCCGGAGCGTATCCGGCAAAGATAGTAAAATGACATACACTAAAGACTTCATTAAAAAGAAGATTTTGGAAGATGACCGGTGGCTCAGGCGTGGAATACTTGCTATCTACAGCAGACAGACAGAAGCAGAACAAGCAAGAAATACGACCATCGAAGACAATGGCATTGGATTCAATGGCGTTGATGCTCCGTTCCTGAGCTCACTCGCTCGGCAGATTCAAGTACGTGACTGGCTAAGTGAAAAGCAGTCAGCTATCGCTCGACGGAAGATGACCAAGTACGCTGGTCAGCTTGAGAAAATAGCAGGAGGTAAGTCATGACTAAGTACAAAGTAATGGTGCAGGTAACAGATGAATACTTTGTTGAAGCACAAAATGAAGAGGAAGCTCGACGCATCGTCGCTTGGCATTACTCTGATAACAATCTCAATACACTTGAGCGAGGTGACACTGAGGTATTCATCTTTAGTGATGAAGGAGATGACGTTGGAAAAGCGGAGGAGGTAAGTCATGGCTAAATACGAAGTAATAACAACTGAAAAAAGGTCGTACTACATAGACGCGAGCTCTAGTCAAGAAGCTGAGCAGAAAGTCATAGACAATTATAATAACGATAGCATAAGCGAAGATGAGTATACTTTAAACGTTGAGTCTATCGAAATAGAAGATGATGAGGATGATGGAACAGCGGAGGAATTGTCTACTCCTCCCACTTCTGTGTGAAGCTATGAAGTTTAAGGAATGGATTGAGTTGGCTATTGATACAATCATGCTCCAGGTTAATTGTGGCCTAACGGTAACAATTAAGGAAACCGACTACTCATAGGCGAGTGACAAGCAGGGCTTCAGCTCTGCTTGGTAAACCACAGCTTCGGTCACAAGTCCGAAACAAAGGAGGGCGATTATGCTTTGACTACGGTTGAAGAAGCTGAGATAGTCCAGTCTTTTACAGCTATGCTAATGAAAAGACTCACCAATGAAATAGAAGAGAACTTCCTAAGGAGTATGTAATGTGCAAGTTTTTCAGTTTTGTAGGGGACGGTTATGGGAACTATTTGTATGCAGACTGGAATTTAAGAAAAACGAGGCTGCGTGCAAATTGGGATTCACACACTACAATTTTAACTCATTTTAAGGTCCCACCAAAGATGCAAGACCGATGGTCAAAGTATGAATACAATCCGTTTACAAAGGAGTTCACCGTTGACCAAGGTATCGAGAGACATGACCACGAAGCGGCAGAGAATTGGGTACGACACCTGAATTTTAAGAGCGTAGTGGAACCGCTTGTAATCAAGAAAATACGGAATCCACTTACAGGAAAAGCAAAGAACGTAAGTGAGCAAGAGATTGCACTCCTCGATCAATGGATAAAGGCATGGTATTCGGTCAGGGCTTTGATCTGGTCTTCGGTCAGGGCTTTGATCTGGTCTTCGGTCAGGGATTCGGTCGGGGATTCGACCGGGGATTCGGTCTGGTATTCGGTCAGGGCTTCTGTCTGTGATTCAGTCTGTGATTCAGTCTGGGATTCGGTCTTGGATTTGGTCTGGGCTTCTATCTGTGATTCAGCCTGTGATTCAGTCTGGAATTCGGTCTTGGATTCGGTCTGGGCATATTTCAGCAGTTTTCTCAAGATTAAGTATGAGTACGATTTTGCTTCAGCAGTAAAGCTATGGAATTCAGGGTTCGTGTCGAGCTTCGATGGGGAAACATGGAGACTTCACTCAGGGAAAAACGCAGAAGTTGTGTATGAAAGGAGAGTAAAATGAGTCAACAAATAATGATAATGGAAGGTACTGGTTCACGCAACG